AGAGGCATATTTATACGAGCAACCTTAAATACCAGATCATGCTTGATAGTGTACAAGGTCGTGCTCCTGGTATGGCTTTCTTACCATACTGTTCGTTACCTGAACTTGAATCATGTATGGAAGTTTGGTCTTTTATGGAGATGATCCATAGCAGATCTTATACTTATATCATTAAGAATGTATATGCAGATCCTTCTGAAGTATTTGATAAGATTCTTGATGATTCTCGTATTTTAGAACGTGCTGCTAGTGTTACTGGTGCATATGATGACTTCATAAATGAAGCACAGGTATGGGGGCAGAGTAGTCTTTGGAAAGATTTAGATCCCACATTAAATACATCTCTACCTGTTTTAGAGATGAAAGAATTAAAACGTAAACTTTATCGTGCAGTTGCCAATGTTAACATCCTTGAAGGTATTCGCTTTTATGTCTCTTTTGCTTGCTCCTTTGCATTTGGTGAGCTCAAACTCATGGAAGGATCATCCAAAATTATCTCCCTTATTGCTCGTGATGAGAACCAACACCTTGCCATTACGCAGAATATATTAAACAATTGGAGGAAAGGTGATGATAAAGAGATGATAGAAATTGTAAAGGAAGAGGAGGAGTGGACATATCAAATGTTTGACAAGTGTGTGAATGAAGAGAAGAAGTGGGCAGAGTATTTGTTTAAGGATGGATCAATGATTGGTCTTAATGATAAACTTCTTTATCAATATGTTGAGTGGATTGCTAATCGTAGAATTAGATCTATAGGACTTAAACCCCAATATGATGTTCCTGCAAAGAACAATCCATTACCTTGGACAGAGCATTGGATAAGTTCTAAGGGTCTACAGGTAGCACCACAAGAGACAGAAGTTGAGTCATATGTTGTGGGGGGAATCAAACAAGATGTTAAAAAGGACACATTTAGTGGATTTAAATTGTAGTTTGTAGTTAAATAGAGGAAAGAAATGAGACTTGATCCACCTTTCCCTAAGTACCCTGAATACATGAACGGCAGACTTAAAAAAATAGACATGACCGCTAGACTTAATCATATTAAGAATGGTCTTGCTAATAATAGTTGGTATCCTGAATGGGATGATCGTCAAAGAGGGGCAGCTCAACGCATTCTAAATAATGCATTGGATGTCCTTGACGAGTATGACTATTAAGTATGAGAATCCTTGGAGATATAATAAAAAAGTATTCGAGTCAACTGATATTAACGAATATTACGGATTTGTTTATAGTATCATAAATAAGACCAACGGAAGAGAATATATTGGACGTAAGTATTTCTGGAAGTTTAGAACACCAAAAGGAAAGAAACGTAAAGTAAAATCTGAATCTGATTGGAAGAAGTATTATGGGTCTTGTCCAGAACTTAAAGAAGAGATTGGGAAGATTGGCAGAGAAAATTTTAGTCGAACTATCCTATCATTACATCATACAAAGGGCAAAACAAACTTCGAGGAAACCCGACAACTCTTTGCACACGGAGTTCTTACAGAGCAACTTGACGACGGAACACCGAAGTACTATAATAGCAACATCCTCTCAAGGTACTTCAGAAAAGATTATTATGGAACTGAAAACGACTGATGATGTTGTTGCTCATGTTAGAGAGTGGGCAATTGATAAAATAGAAGAATCACCTTTATGTGGAGAAAAGATTGCACTCTATGCAGAGTTTGAAGAGTGGATAGAAATAGAAGATGAAGATGAATTAGAAATAGTTTCATTAGAACCAGATACTTGACAAAGGTGCTATAATATTATCGGGGCATCGTTGAGGAACACCACCACCCCCTTAGCGTGTAAGGCCCCAGCAATTAATGAAAGAGTTAAATGATCATAGTAACAGGCGGTGCAGGATTTATAGGTAGTAATTTTCTTCATTATCTTACACGAGTAACTGATGAAGAAGTTGTTGTATTGGATAACATTACCTATGCTGCTAATGAATCATATATTCCATCACAGCATAAATTTATTTGGTGTGATATTAGTGATGCAGAACATGTAGAATATATCTTTAATAAAGTTAAACCAACCAAAGTATTTAATTTTGCTGCGGAAAGTCATGTAGATAATTCTATTAAGGATGTGACTCCCTTTATTAGTACTAATATTACTGGGACAGTTAATCTATTGAGATCAAGTGTTACTCATGAGGTAGAAAAGTTTCATCACATTTCTACTGATGAAGTTTATGGTTCTTTAGAATATGGTGAAGAGGGTTTATTTACTGAAAAGACTCCCTATGATCCACGTAATCCATACTCTGCCACTAAAGCAGCAGCAGAACATATGGTGAGGACATGGTATAATACTTATGGTCTTCCTTATCTTATTACCAGTTCTTCCAATAATTATGGTCCAGGTCAGCACGAGGAGAAATTAATTCCTAAAGTTATTAAGAATGCTTTGAATGATGAAATAACATACATGCATGATGGTGGAGAACAGATAAGAGATTGGATGCATGTCGATGATCATTGTTGTGCTATTTGGACATTAGATGAGAAAAAAGTATTGAATGATAAATTTAATATTGGTGGAGGATGTGAGGTTCAGAATATTGAAGTTACTAGAAAGATTTTAGATATGTTAAATAAACCTCATAGTTTAATTGGAGTATCAAATGATAGACCTGGTGTAGATAAAAGGTACGGAACAGACTTTTCTAAACTGACTGAGAGGACAGGATGGGTTCCTCAGATACCTTTTGATGCAGGATTAGGCGGTACTGTAAGATTCTATATGAATAAATATTCATAGTGAATAGAGATTTTTAGGATGAATAATTATGATAGTAGTCCGATGCAAACAATGTAACAAGGAGATCACAAGTTCAGATACGCAAACAAGGAGTTGTGGTTGTCCTAATATGATGACTGTTATAGGAGATAGTATAACAGCGTCAGATCTATCGAAAACTATTATCGTTAGAAGAATTGATGAGAAAAAAGAAAAAGATAAGTTAACATCTCAAGATTTAGAGTGGCAAGAACAAAGAAGAAAACGTAAAGTTCGTAAACTCAATTTTGAAATCAAATAAATAAAATCTCTATACACTGGTAGAATTCTATTCATTTTAATGGAAGATAAGATTCAATCAGAACTAAAAGCGGTTCAGAAAAAATTAGAAGACATCGAAAAGAAGCAAGAGATGTTGAATAAGATTCAGCAATTGGATCGTCAGCATCAAAAAATGATGGGGGAACGCCCATCTGGACACGTTCACGAAATGATGTAACAATATATAATTGTAATACTTGACACAGGTGTTATACTAAGAACGTATAATGAAAACTATGGACAAGCACGACATTCCCATTTTAGGGGATTTCTATACCAAAGCAGAAGTTGATGCAATGGTTGCTGAAGCAGTTGAAGAGGCACGGAGAATAGATGAAGCCTCAATGGCAAAACATAATCGTGAGGCAACTATCATTAGTATGATACTTGGATTTACTGCTCTTGCATTATTTCTTGATGGATTATTCCGTATACTCGGTATTATTCCTCCTTTCATGCATCTTGATGTAAATGTTATTGATCAGATTAAAGATCAGGTAGAGACTGATATACTCGATGATGTTATAGATAAAGTAAGACAAGTACCAATTAAAAGATTACTAAGTCGATGATTTTAGAAACATTCCTGATACTAGCAGCACTTCCCTTTGTAGGACTCACAATCTTCTTTGGAACTAAAGGTGGGTATTATGATAGTGATGACTATACTGGTGATGGTTGTGCTCACGATGTCCAACGATGAACTCGATTTTTAAAATTTTCTATACAAAATGGTTTAGATCTGCACCAGTTGTAGCAACCATTTGGTTGACTATCACAGCAGTCATACTCATAGAGTTTAATTACTTCTTTCCAGACCTCTTATTCCATCCGATGCAATGAGAACACAAAACAAAGAAAATTATTATTACTTCTTTTGGGTTATAGCAATGATTGCTTTTATAGCACCTCAAGTAATGACTGCTATAGCATATCATCGACTTGCTGACATTCTTAATAAACCAATACAGGTTGAGTTAGTATCACCATTAAAATTTAGGTTATGAAAGCAATCTTTAACTACCTAAAAGAAATTAAAGATACTGCTAAGTATATGTGGCAGGGGTTAGAAGTAACCTTTGATCATATGAGAAGGAGACCTGTAACCATACAGTATCCTTATGAAAAACTCATACCTTCTGAAAGATACAGAGGACGCATACACTTTGAGATGGACAAGTGTATTGCTTGTGAGGTATGTGTTAGAGTATGTCCAATAAATCTCCCAGTGGTCGATTGGGTGATGAACAAACAAGCAAAGAAAAAAGAACTAAGAAACTATTCAATTGACTTTGGAGCTTGTATATTCTGCGGAAACTGTGTAGAATACTGTCCAACCAATTGTTTAAGTATGACGGAGGAATATGAACTTTCTACATTTGATAGGCACTCACTCAACTATGATAATGTCGCTCTTGGACGATTGCCCACTAATGTTACAAGTGATCCCTCAGTTAGGGCAATGCGTGAATTGGCTTACTTACCAAAAGGGGAGATGGATCCACATGAAGTTCCTGATAGCGAACCCCGTGTAGGAGCAAGATGAATCCAATAACAGACATAGTTTTCTCATTAACATGGATATTTCTTTTGGTATGGGCAGTTCGTTCTGTTCTATCAGGAGCGAGATCTAATGCTGTGAAAAATTACAATGCTGGTACATGGACTACTGAAGTTACTAAGCGTCTTCATCCAGAGATGGTAGATGTTGAACCTGGTGAAAAATTATTAGGTGTCAGTTTTGAAAAGAAAACAAGTTGTGATTTGGAGGAATACAGAGCTTTACAAGAACGGATCGAAGAGTTAAAATTAGAATTGGAAAGTGAAGACGAAGATGATGATGATGATGACGATGGAAATGTTCCTGCACTATTAAAACAATGATTTTTTTATCAAAACC